ATACGCGCTGTATCTCTCTCTTCAGCCAGTCGTCGTGCTGCGCACGGGCACTGCGTTTATCCGGATGATGTCGCTGTTGCTGACAATGGTAATACGTTGACGGGGCAATATGCAGTTCGCTGCATACCGGTCCGACCCCGTACTGCTCACGCAGCTTATCCAGCAGTGGCATCATTTTTTCCAGAGGCGGTCGAACTCCGCCTTCGCAAAATAAGCGGAAGCCTGGCGAAGGATATCGTTACTGCGGCGCAGTTCACGATTTTCACGTTCCAGCTCTTTCAGACGCTGACGTTCAGCGCTGGTGAGCCCACCATCACCGCCAAAAGCTGCGGCTGATGCACTGAAAGAGCTGGGGGTGTCAGTTGCTGACGCCAGAGGCAAAATGCGCCCGATGGAGGATGTGCTGCTTGATCTCTATAAGGCGACACAAAAATACGGACAGGTGGACCAGGTCTCCTTCTTCAAGGACATCGCCGGAGAAGAGGCGTTCGTTGGTTTGCAGACGCTTGTTGCGGCGGCTGGTTCAGGAGAGCTGCAAAAACTGACCAGAGAATTGCAGGGGGCAAGGGGAGAGGCCGATCGCGTCGCAAAAGTAATGGCTGATAATCTTGATGGGGACCTGAAAAATCTCGACAGCGCATGGGAAGGTCTTCGTATTCGCATCAGTGATCTGGTTGACGGTCCGCTGCGTTCTGTCACGCAGTGGCTCACGCGGGTGCTTGAAAAAATCACCTCGCTGGCGCAGGCCCATCCGGTACTGACGCGCCAGCTACTGATAGCAGGCGGTGCGTTGCTGGCAATGACTGCAACGATTGGCTCGTTGTCGCTGGTTATTGGGGTGCTTTACGGGAAGCTGGCCACCCTGCGTCTTGGTTTTGACATTCTTACCCGGTCAATGAATGTCGTCAGGGTGTTACCTGCGCTATGGGGAATGGTGACGGGTTCCGTTTCTTTACTGGGAGGCGTTATTGGGGCGTTGTTCAGTCCGGTTGGTCTTATCGTGGCTGCGCTTGCCGGAGCTGCCGTTCTTATCTGGAAATACTGGGATCCTATCAGGGCTTTCTTTGCCGGGGTGTTCAGCGGGATTATGGAAAGGCTGACCCCGTTGCGCGACACCTTTGAACGGTTTGGCCCTGTTTTTGACGTAATCGGAAGCGGTTCAGCCAGGTGTTTAACTGGTTTAAATCGCTGCTGTCACCGATGGAGTCCAGCAAGGAAACGCTGGATAAATGTACCAGTGCTGGCGAGGTATTCGGTAACGTTCTTGGTGGTGCGTTACAGCTTGTTCTGACGCCTGCAAAAATGTTGCTGGATACGCTGGCGTGGATACTTGAAAAACTCGGTGTGCTTCCGGATGAAGCGGAAAGGGCGCGCAAGAAAATCGAAGACGCACAACGTGCGGCCATTCTTCAGGACAAGGTTGCTCTGTTTCAGGGAGACATTGCGAAAATCAATCCGCCGAAGTCTGCGGGAAATAGCAATGGCACCGGAGATGATAAACCCAAAGACAACAAACCTCTCACAGACAGCAATACCGGCACGCTACGCAGACTCAGCAAAATTGCTGATAACACAGGTAAGCTGGTTGATGAGACAAAAAAACGCATTGGCCCCGGCGATATTGTCTTTAAGAACCTGCCCCGCGCACTTGCTGTTCGTGGGGAGTGGCAGGAGCGGAAGATTGCGCAGGTCAGTAAGCCTGCCCCCGCAATTAATATCACACCCGTGGTCCCGGCTCCGCTGCCTCCGGCGCTGGTCCCTGTTGTTGCGGCCAGCTCCCGCCCGGTGGTGGAGGCCATACGATCGCCAGTGGCATCAGTTCCTGCAACTTCCCGTAACCGGGAGCCTGTTGCCTCCGGATTTGGCGGTGAAATTCATGTTCATCTGCATAACGTTGTTACGCAGAATCCCCGCGAACTGGCGAAACTGGTCGGCGAAATGGTCAGGGCAGAAATGGAACGGCGCGCCCGTGCCAGGCGTGGCAGTTTTTACGATAAAGATTGAGGAGTCATGGCCATGATGATGATCTACGGCATGTTTGTTTTTGAGCTGCGCACGTTGCCGCATCAGCAGTTACAGCAAAACAAAAGCTGGCGACATGTGAAAAATGAACGCGTTAACCGTTCAGCAAGCTGGCAGTATATCGGTGCAGGTGATGATCGCATCGTTCTTTCTGGTGTTCTTTATCCTGAGATTACTGGTGGCGAAGTGTCGCTGTCGTTGTTGACCACGCAGGCATATACAGGACGTCCTTGGCCTTTGATTGATGGCGTCGGGCAGATTTACGGCATGTATGTCCTGACCGGAACGAATACGACCCGCTCCGAGTTTGATCGCTACGGTAAGGCGAAAAAGATAGAATTTTCACTGACTCTTGAACGCTGTGATGAGGATTTGCGGGAGCGCCTGCAATCCTCATCGTTCAGCGATATGCTGTCCGGCTTCAAAGATAAGGTGACATCATCCCTTAATAGCGCGGCCAGCTCAGTTAAGGGGCTGCTCTGATTTAACGTATGTCGCCAATTTCCTGATGAAGGTGACTGGCGACTTGCTGTTGTATGTCCTTCTCAGAAAATTGTTTTTGAATAACAAATAACAGGATTTTATAATCTCTTAACCTTATAACATGTGTGGTCTGAAATAATAATTAAGGAGATTATCGTGCTATCTTACTTAATGGCAATTCACTTTGTTTTATTTGGAAACTCTACTAATTTAAAAAACTTCTGGAAACATGAAGTAATTCGGCGGAAACGTATGGATATCTGGAGGCTTTTAAGAGAGAAAAAGCAGCGTAACCGGAATTTCCTTTTCTGGTGGCGGTTGGCTAACGAAATGTATATTAATGGTAATAAATTACATAAGAAAGCAGCCAAAAAGTTAAACAGTAAAATAATTAACAAGTTTGGTTGTGAAATAGGATTGGGCGCAAATATTGGAAAAGGGTTGACAATTCCCCATCATGCTGGAATTGTTGTTCATTTTGCTGTTGATGCGGGTGAAAATCTGGTATTACGACAGAATACTACCATTGGACAGATAGATGGTGATATGCCTAGTTCAAGAGTAAAAATTGGTAGTAACGTTGATATCGGAGCTAATTGTTGCATCATTGGATTATCACGTAAAATTGGGGATAATGTAAAAATAGGTGCAATGTCTTTTATAAATAAAGATATACCATCAAACTGCACATATATAACTAAAAAGAGTGGTGTTGTATTGTATAAATAGAGTACATAAAGCCATCGATATTTCTGTCGATGGCTTTTTCTTTTTATTGTGGGGCGACTGGCCACTCAACATCCGCTGCTACTGTTGTATCAACACGATTCAACAATACCCGATATGTCTTCCATGCAGCCAGTAACGATGCCTCTTCCTCCGTCGCAATATCCAAATCTACGGCATCCTGAAGTGGCGCAATATGCTCACTGGCTACCTGCATCAGGCTGTTTTTTGTTTCTTCTGCCTCCCGTACCCGAAACAGTTTTTCTGCTTCTGCATCTTTCGCCCAGGATGTGCCGTTCCACTTCTGACACTCTCCATCCGGCGACAACCAGGTAACATTTTCCGGTAACGGACCGAGTTCAGAAATAAATAACGCGTCGCCGGAAGCCACGTCATAAACCGTTTTACCCCGATGATCTTCAACGAGATGCCACGATGACTCATCACTGTTGAAAACAGCCACGAAGCCAGCCGGAATATCTGGCGGTGCAATATAGGTACTGTTTGCTGGCAGACCTGTATGAGGCGGAATATATGCGTCACCTTCACCAATAAATTCATTAGTTCCGGTCAGCAGATTATAAATTTTTATGGTCCGTGGTTGTTCACTCATTCTGAATGCCATTATGCAAGCCTCACAATGTAGTTAAATGCGATGTTTTTGACAGTGTTTTCCGCGTTACCCGCAGCGTTAACGGTGATGGTGTGTCCATGTGAGCCAATCGCAACAGAGTGCGTATGAGCACCAATACCGACAGTATGTGCGTGAGCACCTGCAGATGCAGCTGTGCCGCTGACACTATGAGTGTGCGCTCCTGCAGCACTTGTATTCACACTGGCCGCAGACACTACCTTATGTACTGACCCATTTTGTGACCACTGGCTGACTGCTGATGCGCCTGTGACACTATGAGTATGGTTTCCGGCACTTGCGGCTGTACCGCTCACACTGTGCGTGTGCGCCCCGGTGTTATTCGTGGATTTAGTGCCGTAATCAAACGACGATGTGGTTTTCGTCCCCAAATCCGTACTGGATGCGCTGGCGCTGTGGGTGTGCGATTTAATGCCGTCCTGTTCCTGAGACAATACGGCCCGACCACTGGCAGGTTTGCCCTTAATCGTCCAGCCACGCATATCAGGGATCACGCCTGACGGATAAGCGGCTGCAAGTTTCGGGTATGCAGATTTGTCAAAAGTCTGCCCCTGCATCAGGGCATAGCCAGACGGAACGGTATCTGATGGCCACGGGATTGGTGCGCCAGGCGGATAAAACTGCTCTGATGGCGTATAGAGTGAATAAACTGTACCGTCCGTTAACCCTTCCGGCTTATTAGCAGAATATGCTGGTGACGTATGAATCGTCACGCTGGCATTACTGGTATAATCCCATTGAATATTTACACCAGTCGCATAATTTCCGATTGCAACGTAAATATCGTAAGTATCACCAGATGTATTGACCCAGGCAAAATTTGTAAACCCTGTCGATGTGCGCTGCCATAAAGCACCAGTAATCCCCTTCGGATTACCATTACCTGCACGCAAAACAAGTTCAGATATACCTGCCTGTTGAGGTGACCCCACGTTAAATCCCGCGCCACCAATCAACGTAATTGAAACAACAGAACTCGCCTGTGGCATGGTTACCGTTGCTAATTTGAACCAACCAGCACCACCGCTGAATGACATTGTTGTTGAGTTAAGCGTACCAATATCTTTCGGCGTCAGTGTTATATCCGATGAAAGCGCCTTACCATTCACCTTACGGGCAGAAGGTACCCGACCATTCGCATTATCATTAGCTGCTTTCACTGCTTTCGGTGTCGCGGCAAGCGTTTCAGATGCGCTGTTGGTTGCACTACTGAGCTGGACAATTCCTTTTTGTGCTGTCGTAGCGTCCTGAGCAGTATATTTCCCGTTAGCAAGGTCATAGGCTGCCTTTACCGACTTTGGCGTTGCCGCCAGCATTTCAGATGTGCTGTTGGTCGCGTTGCTAAGCTGAACTATCCCTTTCTGTGCTGTCGTTGCATCCTGTGCGGTGTATTTCCCGTTAGCCAGCTCATACGCGGCCTTAACGGCTTTTGGCGTTGCCGCCAGTGACTCGGAAGTGCTGTTAGTCGCACTGCTGAGCTGTACTATCCCCTTTTTCGTCGTGCTCGCATCCTCAAGCGCCACGGCGGATGCAATATCCTCTGCCCGTTTTGCCGCTGTCTCAGCGCGCGTTGCTGCAGATTCCGCCGTACTTTTGCTCTGAGCTGCTGCCGTCGCACTACCAGCTGCCTCTGTCGCCTTCGTGGATGCCGTCGTGGCGCTGCTCTTCGCTGCTGACGCTTGTCTGGTCGCCTCATCTTTTGAAGCAGACGCAGATGATGCCGATGACGCCGCCGAACTGGCTGACGATGCGGCAGCCGTTTTTGAGGATTCTGCGCTGGTTTCCGACGCTTTCGCGTTCGTTTCGGATGTCTTCGCTGCGGAAGCAGAACTCGCTGCTGCGCTGGCCTGTTCAGTGGCTTCGCCAGCCTTCGTTGTGGCTGTTGAAGCAGACGATGCGGCACTTTCTGCCGATTTTCCGGCGGCGGTGGCACTGGCTGAGGCCTGCCCGGCACTTGTTGACGCGGCACTGGCAGATAATGCAGCCGCTGTTTTTGAGCCTGCTGCTGCGGAGGCACTCTGTTCTGCTGCCGTTTCAGAGGACTTAGCGTTTGTCTCAGACGTTTTGGCCGCCTTCGCGGAATTGCCTGCCGCCGTTGCCGAGGAGGCTGCACTACTGGCGCTCGAGGCTGCGCTCGTTTCTGATGATTTTGCCGCCTCTTTTGAAGCCGACGCATCCCTGGCTGAGGAGGCAGCTTCTGACGCTTTCGTGGTCGCGGTGGATGCAGAAGTGGCGGCTGATTGTTGTGACACTGCCGCATTCGTTTCTGACGTTTTCGCCGCACCGGCACTGGTAGCCGCCGCGCTTTTTGAGGACTCTGCAGCGGCAGCACTTTTTGATGCTTCAGTAGCCTTTGTTGATGCCGTTCCTGCGCTGGAAGACGCTGACTGAGCCGACGACGCGGCCTGTCCGGCTGACGTGCTGGCTGCGCGTGCTGAGTCCGCAGCATCAGTCGCATGGGTTGCCGCCTCACGGGCTGATGTGCTGGCATCGCTGGCTGACTTCTTCGCGGCTGCCGTGTTCTGTGCCACCGCGGACGCGTTACGCGCCACCTCTTCCACCATCAGCTCAAAACGGCGCAGTGCCTCCGGACGGACATCATCCTCAGTCATGGCACCAAGAAAATCATTCAGCGTACCGGGTTGAGAATCTTCATACACGGTGATGGTCCCGGCATGTGACGGCGGGAACCCTTCCACCAACAGAATAACGCTGTACTGACCGTACTCAACGTCCATGCTGTAACGACCGGCTTCATCCGGATTTTCAGAGGCCACCGTGTTCACCACCACCGTGGCGCTGTTACGTCTGGCTTTCAGTTGAATGGTGCAGTTCTCTACCGGTTTTCCTGTGCCGTCTTTCAGTACACCTGAAATCTTTACTGCCATATTCACCCCACAAAAAAGCCCGCCTGAACCGGCGGGCTGTCATAACACTGTGTTACCTGGCTAATCAGAATTTATAGCCGACACCCACGATGAACCGTCAGTGCGCCAGTCGCCACTGCCGGAGCCTTCATAAGCAATATCAATGGCCACGGATTCGGTCGGGTTAAACTGCACGCCAGCCCCCACGCCAGAGACGTGTTGCTGTGGCGACCGTCATCACTTCCGGTCAGCACATCGTGCGTTTTCCC